CTCTGGAAGGCTTCAAATTCCGCCTTTTCCTCTGCCGTCATTACCACGGTCGTTTGTTTCATTTCTTCCATGATTCTTGTTTTTTGGGGTTATTGGTTTTCATAATCCTGCATTTCAGGTTCGTCTTCCATCAGCATAGCCTCTCCGTTGGCGTATGCCCAGTCAGCCAATTCACTATAAAACTCGGCTGCATCTTGCTTCTCCATATCAGAGGCAAGCAGGTTGATTTCCTTTTTCAGATTCTCTAAAATCTTTGTGTTTCTATTTTCCATATCCTATCAGTTTGCCGGAGCATCAGGGTCAATCTGAATGAGTGATACCATGCTCACGGGGTTAATCGTTTGCTTTTCTTTCCTGGGCTTCAAGCCGCCTTTCCGTTGTATGGACCGAAGCTTTACCGCCAGTTCATCCAGTTCGTCCACCGTAATCTGTCTGAACGCTTTGCCGACTATTCGGGGATTACTGCAGAAGTCATTGATTCGTGCCCAGTCGGATGTATCTATGCCCAGCTTCTGCATCAGGTTCAGACAGAGACTCCGTTTCCGCCGCAGCTCCTCACGCAGCTTCTGTCGCCATTCGTCTTGTCCGCTCAGCTTCTCCAGAGCCGTACAGCAGGCTTCATACTCCTTGGCTGTCATTTCCTTCAGACTGTCCGTCCGGTTCCACGTGTACTGCAGCACAATGCTTTTCTTGAATTCTTCCCGGTCTCCTGTACAGGGCAGCTTGTTGAACAATGCGTAGAACCGGGCGAAATTGGTTACTTCCTGTGCCATCTTGATTGTATTAGCCAATTAATAATTGAAATCCCTTTTCCGTAATATACATATCCTCACGCTCTATCCACGGTTCTCTCAAATCATCATCTTCTTCTTTGGAATCCGAGAAATTCAAACGAAGGCTGTTTTCAAGGCTGCAATCTATTTGTTCCTCTATGTCAGCAATGCTTACATCTTCAGGAACTGTTCCTCTAAACTTTACAAGTACCGTAATTTCTTTTGCCATAATTCAATTTATCATTTATTGTTTTCTTTCTTCGTTACTTCATATCCCTTGTCTTTTAAATACGTTGCCACATAATCATCATCGCCAAGGTCATTTAGCACATCAAACAGATAGCCTTTTACATACTCCGCAACAGCGTGTGCGGATGCGTATTCAATATTTTCAGAGACAAACTCAACTTTCTTGGTTCTACCCAGTCCACGGAAAACTTTTTCAATATCATTCATAATTCTACAATTTAAAGGTTATTCAAACAATACTTTAATGCCACACGAACTGGCCACGTCAAGTTCCAGTTTGGCTCCCTTGCTCAGTTCCCAGTCCTTCAGCATATAGATATAGTCACAAGCCAGCAACAGGGCAATGTCGGCCCGCATGTGGACTCTCCAATGAGCTTCATCCGGCAATCCGTTCCTGAAAGGGTTTACAGGGTCATAGCCTTGTGCCTTCAGTTCCTCCTCGGCACGGCTGAAGGCTTCCTTGCGCTCATCCATGTCATAGTGCGCCATAGCTCCGCTGATATACACTTTCCCGGCACCGGTCGCTTCACCACGTTGAAAAGCCTTGTGTCGTTCCCACCGTTCCGGAACGACCACACTGTTGTTGCACGATTGGCAGCAGCAGCCTTCTTCTTTCACCGGGAACGGATTGTATCCGTAGCCCTCATACTCTTTGCCGCAGATGCAGCACACTTTCTTTTCTTCTTTCTTTTCCATCACTTCAAATCTTTTTAATGTTTACTTTACAACTTGGATTCCATATCAGCACATTACGTGCAAACAAGACATCACCCGTTTCTATTACGACATGACCGGGCGTTTTCGCTCTTCTCACTTTTAAGTCGCTTTGGATGTTTCGCTCCAGCCAGTCATCCAATACAGCCCGGCTGGTATTTCCGTCCAGCAGTATCTGGAACACTTCAGTTCCGGTGTAGCTTTCAAAAGCCTTCTCGTTATTATCCATAATCACTTTGGTAAATTATTACTTGTTTGAATGATTCCGTCTTCCCATACCACATAATAGCTTCCCGGGTCTCCAATGGCGCGTCCTTGACAATAAGCTTTATAACCGACCACCCGAATCTTCATATCACAGATATATTTCAATCTTACTGCACCGCCACCCATCGGCTGGCTTTTCTTTTCCTGGCTGATCCAGATGAAACATTTCTTCGGAAAGGTTTCCATCAGTTCCACAGCCTGCGGATAATCCCATCCGGCCACCTGAAAGGAATCGATGATGATAAACTTCGGGCTTTTCGGTTTTTTCAGTCTGGCAATCACTTCCTCCAGACTGCCTTCTGTCACCACGCGAAATTTACCCTGCACCTCATTCATCTTCAGATAACCCATACGCCGTTGGAAGCTTTGGTTGATTTTCTCTTCGTAACTCATGTACAGCACCGTCCCATAGTTGCACAGTTCCTTTCCAAGTTGCATCACAAAGCTGCTTTTCCCACTGGCACCGCTGATGAACCACGAAGCGTTCTCTGCCGGGAACCCGAAAGGTTTGCTCCATTTCTCATCCCACGGCAGAGTAACCCATTTCTTGGCGGCTATTTCCTTCGGACTGTACGCACGCTTCATTATTCCGCTGTCATTTTAAGTTTCTCAATCTCGGTATAGACTCTTCTCAAACCACCACGTGTCTTCCGTACAATCTGGACTATATCAGCCCCTGCAGGAGCATTTACCTTGGCTACAATACGTGCCTGGTTGTTCAAGAACTGTTCACGCTCCTTTCCATCATCCGGAGTCACCTTGCTGTACCGATCACCATAACGGCTCAACATTTCGGTATAGCCCACCTTCTTACATTCTATGGACCGGTTGATTTTCTCTTTCAATCCGTCTGCCCCCATCATATACCAGGCGCAGCAGCGCTCAGTGGCATTCCATAAGGCCTTCAGTTCCAGGAAAGCTTCATACTGCAGGTCGCCTGCTTCATCGAGGATGATAAGCGGGGTTTCCATCGAACGGAGGTAATATACCAGGTCTTCATACACATCAGAATACTTTCCCTTGCTGTCCACACCAAACTCTGCAGCAATCTTGCGTACCAACTTCAATTTTGTCTTTACCTGCGAGCAGTCGATATAAACGGCATTCTTGTGGCTTTGCACATAATAACGTGCCGTGAAAGTCTTGCCGATATTGGGCATGTCGCACAGGATGCCCGACAGGCTGGACTGCTGTGAGAACTCCAGCTGGGCAGTGATATATTCAAAGGTCGGGGTCTTGGCTGCTTTCCATTCCATTTCACCACGGAGGTTCACCCCTAATTTACGGGCAATGCTTATCCAGTTGGCATCGCTCAGGGCTTTGTCTGTCTGTCCGTTCTTGATTGCACTGTACACAGACGTACTAATGCCCAAAGAAGCAGCATGCTTGGCATCACTGGGATAGTTCGCACGGTTGGCGGCTATCGCTGCTAAAATCTTCTGTTTTTGCGCTTCTGTAATCATAATTCTAACGCTGTTTTAATGTTGTTCTAATTCTATTCTTACATGTCACTGATGGCCCTCATTGCCTCGCTTATTCCGGAGTGCCATTCATAATCTGATTCCGGATCTGCCGACAATTCGGCTGGCAAATCATTGGATAGTTCCACCGGGGGAAGTTCCAGTTCCTCTTCCGGGTCATCCGTTGGCTGATCCGGTGTACCGGTTCCCACCTTTCCGATGGCGTGGTCATTGAGGTATTTGCTGAAATGACTCAGAACTTTGTTTTGCTCTGTATAGGCTACCCGGTCTTCTTCGGTCTGTTCTGCCATCACCCGGTTGTAAGTCACTACCGGACGAACCTTGTCAAGGTAGCGGTCGTTCTGGTACAGGAAGACATCCGTAGGCTTGCCCTCTTCATCCGGCAGATAGTAAGCCGTCACCTTGCGGTTGTTTGGTTCCAGCTGCTCCAGCACTTCCGGACCGCTCAGCCACCAGTCCGCATTTGCCACACGTACTGTGGAATTTCTACGAATACTGGTATCTACCTTTTCTCCGATATATCTGCTCAAGGTCAGTTTATCAAGCGGTCGAAGGGTCGGATTGATTTTGGCTACGAGCACATCCCAACGGGTCATTCCGGGATATTTCTTTTGATTGGGGTGAAGCGTATTGTTCCATTCTTCACAATCGCGCCGGTCGTCCGCCACAAGCTCTTCAAACGTATAATACTTTCTGTCTTCCCAGGTGTGGTTGCTGCTGTCACTCACTTTCTTCTGGTCCACCCGCCGTGCACCTTTGTTATGCCAGCGACCAATGGCTTCATGGTTCTTATGTGCTATGGTTGTCTTGAACGCACCGTTCAGAGCTTCAGCATATTTCTCCTGTGAGTTCTGT